TTAATCTACCGCAGAAACATTGAAATCAAAAAAGTGTGCAAGTGATCGCTGCATCCAATTCAAACGGACGACATGATCAATATGCCCTTGAGCACGCGCCAGCTCATTTTGGCATAACACTACAAGCGCGCCGAGCGCTGGCGGCTCCCTGCTTTCAAGCATTCTGGCATCTGCCTCCCATGACAGAATATCTTTTTCTAAAAAATCACGTTCACCGCACCTGACAATACAAGCCTCAAGCTGGCGGAGGTCTTTTGCCAGGTCAGCATGACGGCGCGCACGATCAGAGAAACCAAACACCAGCGCGATGGAAGATACAATGGTAATCGCCAGTGCGATAAAAGCCAGTAACCCTGGGTTAGTCAGGCTTGCCAAGGCGGCTGAGCCGCCAATGACACCCACAGCATTGCCCAGTTTGTCGCACACCGCAAAGAACCGTTCGCGCTTCTGATGGTAAAGCGTTGAAACCTCGGTGCGATATAGGACGGCGTGACGCTTATCCCACAGATATTCTTTGTCACTCATCGTTATCCCTGTCAGGTGGCCTGATTGGTGAGGGCGTGATTGGTACGCGCATAGATACCGTTGCATTGTCGTTCTGTCTTTTCCTCAGCTCCGCATATTCAAGGTTTTCGTTCAACTTCTTTTGATCGTTGTTTTGTTGCTGCTTCTTATCGTCATTCATTGTGTATCCTTTTATCAGTAAAAACAAAGCGGAAGACATTCTGCAGTTAAAAAAAACAGCCATCAGCCATTGGTGGAGGCGGAAATTTACGCGACCATCCCAGCTTATTGTAAATAGACAGTAAATCAACCAGCTTAGGGCCTTCCAGCACCATCACCTCCGCCAGGTCTTTGCCATTTGATATACAGAGCCGAGCCAGCAGTGTGTACAGATCGGAGGCATAGCCCATCTGCACCTGAGGAGGTAATGCGTCAAACCCTTCCTTATATAAGTCACGACACGCCCTGTAGCAGGCGTTCAGCAGGGGTTCGTTGATCTCCTGGCCTGTGCTGTTAGCGCCATCGGGTGTTGTTACTATAGCCATCTGTACGAATGCATCGCCAAAGGACTCCTTGCGCTCTACCTCAGTCCTTGCACGGCAATCAGCCAGCAGCATCTCACCTTTGCCTGCCAGCAGCGGGGTGGGTGGGCACATATCATCAATCAGCATCGGCCCTTCACCCGTCAGCAGCCAGTTGGCATTGATCCCCGCAGTCATCAGGGCTGTTATAGCCTCGCCACCAGGTATGCGATTGCCTAGCTCATAGTCGCGCAGCGACGGTAACTTCATTCCTGCGTGTTCACAAAGCTGTTTTTGTGTCCAACCAAGTGCCGATCGCGCCTCTTTCATGCGCAACCCAATCGCCTGTTTCTGGTTGTCGCTAGGAATCATCTAGCGACAACCAGATAGCGACAACCAAAAACGTGGTTGTCGCTATCTATAACTATCTGTTTATAAATACAAAACACTCTATTCTCCAAAAAACAATGCAAATGCATAGTGACAACCATGTCAAGACGCTTGACAAGCTATGCAATTGCATATTTAATGCGAACCATCAAGCAACCCGTTAAAGGCGAACAACATGGCAACCACACCGGCAAAAAAACCAGACGATCACGACTGGCATCCAGCGGACATTAAAGCCGCCCTGCATAAAAAAGGCATCACGCTGCGCGCGCTGGCAGAGGTCTATGGTTTAACCAGCTCAAGCACGCTCTCATCCACCTTTACCCGTAGCTATCCGCTTAACGAACAGCGCATCGCCGACGCGGTCGGCGTGCACCCCAAGGTGATCTGGCCTAGCCGTTATAACCCAGACGGGTCACGTAAGCCGCAGGGGTTTCAGGTAGTACAGTTTAACGCAACTGCACGAGCGCGCAATAGCAAGCAGCTTGCCGCCGACAGCAGGTCTTTGAAGGTAGCCTGACATGAAAACCTACATCAGCACTCGATATTTGAAGCTGGCCTTGCAGCATAAGTGCGCCGTGGTGGCCTCACCGGTAGCGATGGTGGGCGGCTGGTTGCGGGTCAAGCCAAAGGCAAAATCATGAAACGCATCGTGGACACGCTAACCGGCGACCTGTTTGCCAGCATCCCGACCATGCACCCGAAGACGGCGGGCGGCTGGCGCTTTCGCAGCGAAATCGCGCACGTGATGGGCGAGGCGGTGAAGTCTTGCAGCAAAGACCGTTACCAGATCGCCGCCGACATGAGCCGTTTGCTGGGACGCGAGGTGAGCGTCAACACGCTGGACAAATATACCAGCGAGGCCAGCGAAGAGCATATCCCGAATCTGGAGACTGCCATCGCCTTTGATGCTGCGACCGAGCAGCTGGTGCTGGCTGATTTCTTCGCTCGCAAGCTGGGCTGTCGGGTGTTGCCGGGCAAGGAATCTCTGGCCGCCGAGCTGGGCAGACTGGAAATGTTGAAAGGCGATATCGCCCGTCAGGAACGTGCGATCAAAAAAGTGCTTGGGGAAGAAAAATGACTGACCAGGTAGATATCAAGACCATCGCGGAGGCGCTGGGTATCAGCAAACAGGGCTGCCAGAAACGCGCCACCAAAGAGGCATGGGCGTTTGATGAAGTGCCATTCGCAGGCGGAAATAAGCGCCTCTACCCGCTGACCAGTCTGCCCAAGCTCGTGCGCGAGGCGGTGCTCGGCAAGCGTCTGCATCAGGTGATGAGTATCAGCGCATCCTCCGTAACGCTGCCCTGCCCTGCTGTCAAAAAACATGAGGTGATCCGCGCCGATGGCGCGATGGTCAAGCGCGGGCTGATCCGCCGCGTTAAAACCGAGGCGCAACTTAACGATGTGGACCGCGCACGGCGCGATGCATCGCTGGTGATCTGCCAGGCGATTGAATCGGCGATGGCGCTGTCGGCCTGTTCGGCGCGCCATGCTATGCAGGAGCTGGCGGAGCGGGTGCTGGACGGGATAGCCCGCCCCGAGCTGATTGAGGCGGTGGCCACTACCTATATCAAGCCGCGCAAGACCGGCCAGACGGTTTCCTCGCTGGTGTCTCGCCTGCAAAAGATGTATGCCGCCTATGGCCAAGGGCGCAGCGAGGGCGATATGGCGCGCTATATGGTGCCGGGGAAAGCCGAAAAACACGGGCAGAATCCGATCCATGTTCATGTCTTTTTGATCTTTTATTGCCGTCCGAATCGCCCCCCCGTCAGTGAAGCCTGGCGCGCCGCACAAGGCTGGTTTGAAACACAAAGCCTGCCTTGCCCGGCGGTGGACACGTTTTATCGTATTGAAAAATCGCTGCCCGTCACGCTCAAATATCGTGGCCGCATGACCGGCGCAGCATGGCGCAGCCTGCTGCCCTATATCTCGCGTGATGTGAGCATGTTTTTCAGCAACGACTTATGGGTGGCAGACGGCCACAGCTTCAAGGCCAAGGTGCAGCACCCGATCCACGGCCAGCCGTTTACGCCCGAGGTCACCGTGGTGATCGACTGGGTGTCACGTCGCGTAGTGGGCTGGAGCGTTGATCTGGCGGAATCGACCATCGCGGTATCGGCGGCCTTCCGCCATGCTCAGCAGCAGACGCGCTGCCGCCCGCTGATCTACTACTCGGACAACGGCTCAGGCCACACCAGCAAGATGATTGATTGCCCGGTGCACGGCACGCTGGCACGGCAGGGCATTGCGCATGAAACCGGCATCCCCGGCAACCCGCAGGGACGCGGCGTGATCGAGCGGCTGTGGGATGTGACCATCATCGCGCTGGCACGCACCTATCCGACCTGCACCTGGAAGGGCGCGGACAAGGAAGCGGTGCGCAAGATGCTGGTGGAGATGAACAAGAAAGACGGGCTGGGCAAAGCCGCCCTGCCTTCCTGGCAGCAATTTATTGACGACTGCGAGCGGGTGCTGGGTTGGGATGGCGAATATAACCGTGAACACGCGCACCGCTCGCTGGACAAGCGCACCCCGGCACAGGAATACGAACGTCGTCTGGATGAAAACGCCGCCGATTGTGGCCCGACAGATGCAGAGCTGGACGTGTTGTGGATGCCGGAAGTGCGGCGCGTACCGGATCGCGGCCTGGTGCGGCTGTTCGGCAACGAATACAGCAACACCGCGCTGGTGGACTTGCTGGCCGAAGGCGAAGAGGTGCGCGTGCGCTATGACCTGCACAACGCCGACAAGGTTTGGCTGCTGCGCATGGATGGTCGCTATTTGTGCGAAGCCGAATGGAACGCCCACAAGCGCGCCGCCTTCCCTGTGCCGCGTGTCGAGCAACTGCGCGAAGGTCGTGCGGACGGCAAGATCAAGCGCGGCGAACGCATTATCAACGAGGCGAAGGCAGAGCTGGGCAACACCATCGAGGGTGAAAAATACCTCGAAGACATCACCGACTATATTGATTTGACGCCAAAAATGCCGGTGCGCGAACTAACCGCCGCCGACTTTATAGATGCGCCCGCTGAAAAACAGCCCGAAGCCAGCTATCAGGACACCGTGATGTGGTTGAGCGGAGAAGGGCCAGACCCAAGAGAAAATAAGAATGTGGCCGCCGGTTAACTCGAATTAACCAACGGCCTTTTTGAAGCAGTAGCAACGGAAGTCACTAAAGAGGAGTTTAACAGTGAAACAGCATTTTGTGGAAACAAGCAATCACCGCCAGTTCATGGCCGCCGTGGCGGCGGTAGAAAATCGCGGCAGCCCGGAGGCATGCATCCTGCTGCTGACGGGTGAACCGGGCACGGGTAAAAGCTGCACGGTGGACAACTGGGGCGCATCGGTAGATGCGATTTATCTGGAAGGCGTGCCGGGCATGAGCCTGTCATTTTTGCGTGATTATCTGGCCGACCAGACTGGCGTGATCGGTCGTAAAAAGTTTGACCAATACAAGGGCACGGTGGAGTTTTTCCGCGCCAACCGTCAACCGATCATCCTGGATGAGGCGCAGCACGGCCTGCCCAATAAAGCCGAGTGCATCGAATACCTGCGCCGCATCGCCGAGACGGCCAACACCCTGCTGGTGCTGATCTGCCACACCTCCGAGAAGCATCGTTTCAGCGAGCATCGCCTGGCACACGTCGCCACCCGCGTATCCGCCGCACCAGAGTTGAAGGTTGCCAGCGTGGACGACTGCCTGGCCTACTTGAACGCACTGTGCGAGGTGGGCGTAGATCACAGCGTGGCGCAACTGGTACACGCGCAATCGAGCGGGCGCTACCGCCTGATGAGCAACGCCGGGCGCACACTGGAAGCGATTGCCGGAAAGAAAGCACTGCAACAGGTTACCGCCACCGACATTAAGGGTATTCGCCTGTGCGAAGACGCGATGAAGAGCCTGAAACGGGGTGAAAAATGAGCCATCAAGGCCAAACGGGTGCCCGCCCACAAGGATCTCGGATATCCCCGCGCACCGTCACCATCGGCCTGCGTCAGCGTGCCTGGTGGGTGATGCGTAAGCGCATCAGCTTCACCATCCCAGAGTTGCTGGCCACGCTGGCTGATGGCACTGAGCGCGATGCGCTTGGCAACATCGGAAAGTATGTACGCGCGCTGGAAAAGGTCGGCATCGTCAAGCGCGACGCTGATCGAGTGATGGGACCCGCACTCACCAGCCCCGGCATGTTTCGCTACCAGCTCATCATCAATGCCGGACGTAAAGCGCCAGTTTGGCGGGCACAGACGCGTAGCGTGTATGACCCGAACAGTGGCACGCTGTATCCGATCGGAGGATGCGATGAATGACGCGCATACCTTCGGCCTGTGCCAGCAAGCCTGCGATACCAGCAGTATTACCGTTGTGGCGCTGGCGGTCGGTTATTCACGCACCGCTGTGTCGCTGTATCTGTCGGGTAAATACGGCGCAGGCGTGGAGAAGCTGGAAGCCGCGATCCGCGCGCAGTACGACCGCTACGACTGCTGCCATACCGGCATCGAGATCAGCGGCACGGACTGCCAGCGCCGTGCAACCGCACCGCGCCCGTTTGGTGGTCGCGCCAAGGAAGCCTATTGGCTGACCTGCCAGAGCTGCCAATACAACAATCAAACTGCAAAGGAACCATCATGAATCCGCAAAGTAATGCAGTGCGTCGCCCCTGTAGCCCTCCGACTGTTACCGAACGCGCAGTAGTTGCGCAGATCACCAAACCCTGTGTGGATTGGTGCCGGTCGCAGGGGTTCGATGTGACCGGTGTGCAAAAGGGTCAGAGCCACCCGCGCGTTTTTATCAAGAATAGCCCGTTGTGCGAAAAGCTGGATGGCGCCGTGCATCGCTTCGAGCGTCTAGGCAATGTCGAGCGGCGCTACTGGTTTGCGATTCGCTTCGGCTGCGAAGTGCGCTGGAACGATGAGGAGGTGAGATGAAAGCTGCCATCCTCAACGCGCTCAAAGGCACCTCGGGACAGCGCCCATTTCACCGGGATCAACTGGAGTATTTGGGGAAAGACGCCGAAGTAAATGATGCAATAACCAGTCTGCTCGCGGGTCGTCCACCCTCTATCAATACTGCGCGGGTGATGCGCGGTGGTGTCTGGAGTGATTTGTACTGGCTGACTGGCGGGGTTGAGAAATTCAATATGCGCAATTTCAAGATCGCTCCACCTAAGGATATCACCCCAGTTAAACCATCAGAGAAAAAGGAAGACACCATGACACGCATCACCTCACCCGCTGCCACCGCAACCATCAAGCCCCGTAAATACGCCAATGGCGTAATCAGCCTAGGAATCTTGCGCCAGATCGTCGAGCAGCCCGGCATCAGCCGTGAGGCGCTGCTGGAAGACGCACAGGCCAGCCATCCTGATGTGTCATATAACAAACTGACCAAATGCATCTGGGATTTACTCAATACCAGTAAGACCATCACCCAGCAGGGTGTGCTGGCCAAGCGGGTGTATTTCCCCACCGGGGAAGCACAGGCATATCTGGACAAGCACGGTAGGGTGGGCTCATTGCCCACCGTTAAGCCCGCCACCCCAGCCAAGCCGATTAACGTGCGGGCAGATGCCATAGACGCGGGCGAATTCAGCTTGATGCTGTCTGACGATTACAGCCTGTTCATCAACTTGGGCGACGAGGTATTCCGCCTCGATCCGGCGCAGGTGGCGCGGCTAGATCGCTTCATGGCGCGCGTTATGCCGGATGGGGTGAGAATGCCTGAGGGGACACTTGCATGAAAACCGCAAGGGTCTTCCCACGCAGGGGCGGAGCTAATGCTCCGATTGCTGAATGAAACTCGCCTGCCCAGCATGTGGTGCGTTGTTCAGCCTCGATGCGCTGCTCGGCAATGAAGGTGCGCGCGAAGCGGTAATGGCGGCGATGCAGCTACCTGCCCCGCTGGGCTGGCACATGATCCGCTACATCGCGCTGTTCCGTCCGGCACAGCGGCAACTGTCGCTGGATCGTGTGGCCAACCTGATCAACGAACTGTTGCCGATGATTACATCAGCCAGGATTGAGCGCAATGGCCGTACCTGTTCTGCACCGCAGGATTACTGGCGTATGGCGATGGACGACATGCTGGCTAAGCGCGACACACTCACCCTGCCGCTGAAAAGCCACGGCTATCTGCTAACCATCATCGAAGGCTACGGCCTCAAGGCTGACCAGCGCCGCGAGCAGCAGCACGAAGACAAGCTGGCAGGCCGCACACCGGTGGGCGGCGTGTCGCATCACACGCCATCGCCCGACGTAAAACCAGTCCTGATCGAGGTGAGCCAGCCTCGTTCGGTGATGCCTCAATCGGTCAAGGAAATACTTAAATCAACGAGGGGGGGTTAGTCATGTCGAATAAAAGCTGTGCTCTGGTGCTCACCGTTCTGTCCCGCCATGTCGGTTGTGGCAATGGGATCGGCATGAAAGAGCTTGCCCGTCAGCTCGACCTATTCCCGCGCATCATCCGCACGTATATCAGCGATCTGCGCGAAGACGGCCACGCCATCTGTGGCACGCCCAGAGACGGCTATTACATCGCCGCCACGGCGGATGAGCTGCAAACCACCTGCGACTTCCTGCACAACCGGGCGATGCATAGCCTGACGCTGGAAGCCAAGCTGAAACGTATCCCGCTGGCCGATCTGATCGGGCAGCTACATCTACCAACCTAACGCTACACCCGAAAGGAAACATGATGGCTGCAATAAAAAACCGCATCAAAGCCAAAGCGCAACTGGACGTGCCGCAATCCAGAGACGAAGCTGCGCAGTACATCCGTCAGATCGGCGACCTGCAACGCAAGATGCTGCGTGAACAGGCCGAGATGAACGATGCCATCGCCCACCTCACCGAGACCTACCAGCCGCGTCTGGAACTGCTCAAGGGCGACATAGGCACGCGTCAGGAAGGGCTGCAAGCCTGGTGCGAAGCCAACCGCGCTGATTTGACCAACAACGGTCGCGTCAAGACCGCCAATCTGGTCACCGGCGAAGTGCAGTGGCGTCAGCGTCCGCCCAGCGTGTCGGTGAGAGGGGCAGACAGCGTGATCGAGGCATTGAAGGGCTTTGGCCTGGATCGCTTCGTGCGCACCAAGGAAGAAGTCAACAAAGACGCCATCCTCAATGAACCTGATGCCGTCAAAGGCGTGGCGGGAATCAGTGTTGTCACCGGTGTGGAAGACTTTGTGATTACCCCGTTCGAGCAGGAGGCCGCGTAATGATTGACGTCACTTTGGAAGAGCTCAGGTATTCAGTGCTGCACGATGATCAATTTAATGGTGATTTATTTGTATCTGATATTGATCACATATTGGAGATTGCCATGAGAAAAATAGGGTTTACTTCACTTCAATCCCCGGTTCGCCTGAACTTGGAGAATGGATTTTTCTTGAATATCTCGATTGAGGAGGTGCAGGTGGCTGATAACGCAGGTCCCGGCTGGGTAGGCCTTGATCAGGTACAGATGTCGTAATTTTTTAACCGCCCAACTGGGCAAAACCATAGGAGAAACAACATGAACCAAAAAGAACTGATCGACGCAATCGCAGCACATCACGCGAATACGGGCGTTTCCAAAACGGCCATCAAATTCGTGCTGGAGGCTGTAGGTGATATTGCACAGGCAGAAATGCAGCAAGGCGGTGAAGTCATACTGCCCGGCATCGGCAAGCTGAGCGTCAAGCAGAGTCCGGCACGCATTGGCCGCAATCCGGCAACGGGTGTGGAGATGCAAATCCCAGCCAAAAACAAACCACATTTCGGTGCAGCCAAAGCGCTGAAGGATGCGGCGAACAGCAACTAAACATTCGCTTCCAGCCCGTTAAAAATAGCGGGCTGCGAGAGATAGTTTAACGCTGAATGAACGTTGGAGATGATCATGAAATTGAGCAAAGAGCAAAAAGAGCTGGCGATTCAAAAGATATCGAATCCCTATGGGTTAGTAGAACTGATGTGCGATGGTTCGCGCATCACATTGGCTGTAGAACGCACCAGTGCAATGGCTTACCGCGTCATGACTTATGTCGATGGGGTATTCAAGGGGGTGTGGTGCATGGTTGATAGCCAATCTCCCGAATCAAAATTCCTGCGCAAAGTGAATAAACCTGTTTGCTCCCCCATCCAGAAGAAAAAGATTGAAAAGATCATGGGCAAGCGTCGTTTTGCTGCCGATCCGTATTACAGCAAAATCTATACCTGTTACATGCCTGACTGGGCAAGCGGAAAAGCCGCCATCAATCACCTGTGCCGGGTATGTGAATCAGTTGAGTTGATTGAAAAGTCATGAGCAACCAATACCCAGCCAAATTCAAGCAAGCCGACATCGTGCGGCGTGAGATCACACTGATCCATGTCGCCAGGCAGAAGCTCGGCATGGATGACGACACTTATCGCGCCATGCTGTGGGCGGTGGCGCGGGTGAAGAGTTCGACTGAGCTGGATTTTGCCGGGCGTAAGAATGTGCTCGACCACATGAAGGCCAGCGGCTTCAAGGTAGTGGCCAAGCGTGCCGGCACGAGCGCCCGCCCCCGCCCCGCCGCCGATAAGGCCGCTCTGGTGGCCAAGATACGCGCACTACTGATCGCCCTGGACAACAAGCCGGATGCCTATGCCGACGGCATGAGCCGCCACATGTTCAAGGTAGATCGTTTCGAGTGGTGCACCCCGCAGCAGCTCGGCAAGATCATCGCCGCGCTGTCCTATCAGCAGCAACGCTCCGTAATGGAGAACAAACCATGAACCTATCGCCCTTTCTCTACGGCCTGACCGAGATCATCGGATTGAAAGCCACTCTGCTGCTGGTTGAAGAGCACGGTGGCACGCCGCTGTATGTCCCGGCAAAGATGACCGAACAACACCCGCTTGCCACACTGATCGGTGTTGAAGCCGCACGCAAGCTGGCGCAGGCTTATCCGGGTGAAGTGATCAGTATCGCGCTGAATACCACAGGTGACCACGCCACTCACGCCGCCCAGCGTCGCGCGCGGATCCGCGAACTGGCCGCGCAAGGTTTGAGCCAGAAACAGATCGCCCGCGAACTGCGCACCACCGACAGGACGGTGCGTAAGGTATTGGGCGCGGAGGTGGATGACAGGCAGGTGGGATTGTTTTAAGGTGCAGAATTTTAACAAAGGGAGAAGATCATGAGCATGAAGCGGATACTGAGCGGTAAAGAGGTTTTCTTTTCATTGGCTGGAATGGCTTTGTTTGTTTGGTTTATGGCAAGCGGTGGATTTGATAGTAAATCTCAAGAAAATCAGCTAGTCACACCTGAAGAAGTAATTAAAGCCAAGGATATTAAAAATATTGCTGATGCCCAGCGGTTTATCGTGGGGACTTGGGTATATTCACAGCCAATTACTGACGATAGCCTATTGGAGTGGATGCGCTGGGAAATTAAGCCTGATGGCGTACTGATTGAACAGACAGCTTCGCCCCGTGATAACCAATGGGGAGCAAAGGAAATACAGCATTACGAAGTATTTACGGACAAATATTCAGATAGCGGAGATAGGTTCTACGGTATCCGTGTCAAAGGTACTGCATTGTCAGGAGCAATCCGCTCAGATGGAAGGTTATTTGTAAAAATAGCAAGAACTCCCTATTCCGGGTCATTTGTGCGCGGAGACAAGAGCCTTAATTAACGGTGATGCACGCCTAGCGCGCATCGCGTAATCGCGTAGGGTGGGCAGGTTTCATTTGCCCACCTGATTCTTCCGCGTGGGCAAATGCCCACCCTACCACTACTGCCGCAAGGGCAGTCCCACGCAACGACGCAGGTAAACCTGCTGTTGCTGAGTGACGGAACCCGTTCCGCCTTAACCGCCTTCGCGCGCGCGCGTAACCTGTGCGCATGACTTCCCCAACACAACTCAAAAACATCTGCGGTCGCTGCGCCCACTGGGCGCGGCTCGATGACGCGCGCCTGCCCGATCATGGCGGCTGCGCGCATCGCCCCGCTGGGCATTACACGCACGGACTACAGGTATGCATCACCAGTCCGGTGCGTTTTCAATCAAAACCACGAAAGGCGGGCTGAAATGGTGAGTCGAAAGATAAGTGATCTATCCACTGTGATGCAGGTTATCGCGCAGCAATTCATGGCGGAATGTCTCGCTCAAAAATTGGATGTGGTGATTATCTGTACTCACCGACCGGATGCAGAGCAACAAAAAGCCTTTGATAGCGGCGCTTCCAAATGCAGGCCGGGAGAGAGCGCACATAACTGTCATGACGCTAATGGCAGGCCAGCTGCCGAGGCATTTGATGTCGGTGTTATCCGCAATGGCAAGTATGTCGGCAAAGGCAACGACCCTGATTACCTGCGCGCCGGAGCGATTGGCGAAAAGTTGGGGCTAGTGTGGGCAGGACGGTGGAAAAACTTTAAAGAGACGGCGCACTTCCAAAATGCAAACTGGAGAAAGTCATGAAGCTATCCGATCTGATTACCGATGCCGGCACCGGCATGGTGTCGCACACCAAGCTGTGGGCAAACATCGCCTATGCCGCCGCCACCGTGGCTTTTTGTTACATGGCCTACGCAGGCACGGCCAGCGCCGAAATCTGGCTGATCTATCTGGCCAGCATCGGCGCGTCGGCCACCCTTTCAAAGCTACTGTCACTCAAATATGGAGTTAAAAATGAACCGTAATCTGCGCGCCGCGCTGCTCTATCTGGCCGCGTGTCTGCTGGTGCGGGCTTGATATGCTGGACGTCCGGGGTGATGAAATGGGTTTAATCCCCTTGCCGTGGCGTTTATTGGGCGGACTGGTGTTGCTACTGTCCGTATTTTCGACTGGGTTGTGGTTGGGGAACGATTATGCAAAAGCGAAATGTGTGGCGGGACAGGTGGCGGCGCAAGGCGCAGCAATTATTGCAACGGCAAAGGAAGATACGCGCCGTGAAACCATCGGCACGCAGCGCGAAACCAGCGGCGAGCGTATCCGCATCGTTTACAAAAACATCAAGGAGCAGGCTGATGAAATCGTTAAAAACAATCCTGAGTTTAAGTATTGCGGCCTTGATGCTGACGGGTTGCGCCTCTGGAACGCCGCCAATAGCGGTAGCGCCGCGCCCGTGCCCGGCGAGCCTGAGTTCACCCTGTATCACACCGCCACCGGCCAAGTCGGGGAAGCTGACAGACTTGTTGCAGAACCACATCGAGGCGATGGAATGGTACAGCCAGTGCCGGGACAAGCAGGCCAAGTTGGCGGGGTGCGTAAATAAATGACCGATCAACTTGACCAGGCGCAAGCCTTTGAAGAACTCCGCCGTGCCGATGCGCTGCGCGATCAGGCGCTCAAACCTGCCATGCCTGCGCTGGGCTTTTGCTACAACTGCGACGAGGTGGTGTTCGAGGGGTGCTTTTGCGATACCGATTGCCGGGATGATTACGAAAAACGCGAAAGGCAATTATGCAGCTCCAGATAGAAATGTGGCAGCTAATTACCGGATTGATATCGGTGGTGGCGGCTTATGCACTAGTTGTATGGGCATTCGGGACGATTTTGGTTAAGCAATTCAAAACGCAACTGGATCAACGTTTTGAAGCTATACAAAGTGACAATACTGCGCGTGCCAGAGATGAAGCGAAGATGGCAGAACAACTGCGTGAATTTGAAAAGGAGTTTTTGATATTTCAACGCGACATGCCGATCCAGTACGTACGGCGCGAAGATTACATACGCGGTCAGACGGTGATCGAATCCAAGCTGGATGCGGTCTATAGCAAGTTGGAGCTGGTGCAAATACAGGGGGCAAAACGTGATTGATCATGAAAAGATTCGCCGCGAGAAAATACGCTGGGACATGCTGGTGACGCTGGATTATGCCCGACCTATCGGAGCTTATGAAGAGCTGGTGTTGACCACGATTCAGGGGGTATTCCAGGATGCTACGGCGCTGGAAGTTCGCCGCACGCTGGACTATCTGGCCGACCGCGAACTGGTCAAGCTGGTGAAAGAGCCTAGCGGTCGTTGGTTTGCCGATCTGACCCGCCACGGTATAGACGTGGTCGAGTACACGATAGATGTGGACCCGGGTATCGCGCGCCCAACCAAATACTGGGTGGGCTGAGATGGCACCGCGCAGCAAGATTGTTCGCCTGCCAAAAGAGGTCAAAGCATGGCTGGATAAAGCGCTGGTTGAGGGTGACTTTTCCGGCTATGAGCTTTTATCTGAAGACCTGAAGGCGCGCGGCTTTGATCTCTCCAAGAGCGCCATCCATCGCTACGGTCAGGAATTCGAGGCGCGGCTGTCCGCGCTTAAAATGGCAACACAGCAGGCCAAAGCAATCTCAGACTCGGTACCTGACGATGAAGGCGCGATGAACGATGCGCTGATCCGGCTGGTGCAGCAGAAGGCTTTTGACATGCTGCTCAAGATGGAAGAAGGCGCGTCCATGAAGGAAGTCAGCCTGATGGTGGCGCGGTTAAGCAATGCTACGGTCAAGCAGAAACAATGGCAAGCCGAGGTACGCGAAAAAGCAAGCTCAGCTGCTGAAGAGGTTGAAAAGATCGCCAAGAAAGGCGGCTTGTCGCCTGCTGCTGTAAATGAGATCAGGAGCAGAATCCTTGGCATCCAAAACTGAGCGTAAGGGTGGCGGCGTAGCCGCCGGGAACCCACCGGCCTACCCCTTGCGGGTGAAATCCATTCCGGTCAGTCTACCGGGCGATGCCGCGCGCAAAGATGCGCCACCGGCTGTGTTATTGCCCTATCAGATCCGCTGGATCGAGGATGACAGCCCTTTAAAAATTGCGGAAAAATCACGGCGTGTCGGTTGGACATGGGGTGAGGCTGCTGATGATGTACTGATTGCAGCGCGCGAGGAATACAACTCGAACGTGTTTTACATCGGCCCTACGCAGGACATGGCGCTGGAGTTCATTGAGGCATGTGCGATGTGGGCGCGTGCCTATGACTATGCTGCCTCTGAAATCGAAGAGGGTATCTTTGTCGATGGCGATAAGGAGATCAAGACTTACAAAATCGACTTCCCCGCTACTGGCCGGCGCATCGTCGCGCTCAGCTCGCGCCCGACCAATCTGCGCGGCAAGCAGGGTGTCATCGTCATCGATGAGGCGGCCTTCCACAATGATCTGGATGCGCTACTCAAGGCCGCGATGGCGATGCTGCTATGGGGTGACAAGGTACGCATCATCTCTACGCACGACGGTCAAGACAACGCCTTCAATGAGCTTATCCAGGAGGTGCGCGCTGGCAAGCGTAAAGGGGTGGTACATCGCATTACCTTCCGCAAGGCCGTCGAGCAAGGGCTATATCTGAGGGTTTGTCTGCGCCGTGGCATTGCATGGACTGCTGATGGTGAGGCTGCATGGGTAGCTGATGCCTATGCCTTCTATGGTGATGATGCAGCCGAAGAGCTGGATGTCGTGCCATCGCAATCGGGTGGCGCGTATCTGACGATGGGGCTGATCGAGGCGAGGATGAATCCGGACACGCCACTGGTGCGCGGTAAATGGAAATCAGAGTTTGCCTATCTGCCGGACTGGGAGCGTCAAGCAGAAGTGGCCGAATGGTGCGAAGAGCATCTGAAGCCGATACTGGATGGCCTGAATAAAGATATGGCGCATGGCCTCGGTGAAGACTTCGCGCGCCTGGGCGACTTGACCGTACTGGATATCATGGAAGAGGGGCGCGACCTGATCACCCGCGTGCGTGGCCAGGTCGAACTGTCCAACTGCCCGTTCACCCAACAGGAACAGATCGTGTTCTACATCCTGGACCGTTTGCCACGCTTCCGCTCGGCAGCATTCGATGCGCGCGGCAACGGTCAGTATCTGGCAGAGCGCGCCGCACAGAAGTATGGCCAGACCCGTATCGAGCAGGTGATGTTGAGTAATTCTTTCTATCTTGAAAACATGCCGCGCTTCAAGGCGGCGCTGCAAGACGGCACGCTGGACGACATCCCGAAAGACAGCCAGGTGCGTGATGATCTGCGCGCGTTGCAGCTCATCGACGGTATCCCGAAACTGGGCAAATCAAAGACACAGAGCGGCGAAGGTGAAAAGCTGCAACGCCACGGCGACTCGGCGATCAGCCTGTTCCTTGGCCATTACGCAATGAAGCGTGAAGTGGTTGATATCGAATTCCAATCAGTAGGCCGACGTGTCGCCGCATCTGGCGGCATGGCCGGATTTATGTAGAGGTGACTATGACCGAGACGCTCAAGCCGGAACAAAAAGACGAGATCGCTACCACGCGTGACGGGCGCGATATCACGCGCGGTTATGTTGACAGCCTGCCGCTGCTGCCCTCTACCGATAAGCTGCTGGCGCTCAAGGGCAATGGCGATCTGGCCATCTATCAGGAAGTGTTGCGCGATGATCAGGTAAAAGCCTGTTTCGGTCAGCGTGCCCGCGCCGTCACTGCGCGCCCCTGGGAAGTGATGCCGGGTGGTACTAAGCGCATCGACAAGCAGGCCGCCGAATTCATCGAGCAGCAGCTCAAAGCCATCGCCTTCGATGACATCACAGAAAAGATGCTCTATGGCGTGTTTTATGGCTACGCAGTGGCTGAGCCGATGTACACGGTGGAAGATGGCAAGATCGTACTGGACACTAGTCGTGGGGGCATCAAGGTACGTGATCGTCGCCGCTTCGGCTATGCGCCGGATATGTCGCTACGCCTGCGCACCAGCTCGAACCCGATGGGCGAAGAGTTACCCGAAAAGAAATTCTGGCACTTTGCCACCGGCAGTGACCATTGCGATGAGCCATATGGCCTCGGCCTTGCTCACTGGTTGTACTGGCCGGTATTTTTTAAGCGTAGCGGCGTTAAATTCTGGCTGATCTTCCTGGAGAAGTTCGGCAGCCCGACCGCCGTGGGTAAATATCAGGCTGGCACTGTCAAAGCAGATCAGGACAAGCTGCTTTCAGCATTACAAGCTATCCAGACCGATAGCGCGATCATCTTCCCTGAGGGTATGACCGCCGAGCTTCTGGAGGCCAAGCGCGGCGGCACAGCCGATTACACATCGCTGTATGACCGTATGGACGCTGCGATCGCACGCGTCACGCTGGGCCAGACGGCCAGCACGCAGGGCACGCCCGGCAAGCTGGGTAATGATGATCTGCAAGGCGAGGTACGCACCGATATCGTTAAGGCCGATGCCGATCTGGTCTGCATGTCGCTGAATGCAACTGTGATCAAGTGGCTGGTCGAGTGGAATTTCCCAGGGGCGACAATCCCGCAAGTCTGGCGAAAGTGTGAGGACGAAGAGGATAGCAACACGACTTCGGAGCGTGATGAACGCATCAGCAAGATGGGCTTTAAGCCGACGCTGGCCTATATCCATGACACCTATGGCGGCGAGTGGGTCGAGACACAAGCCGTCACACCGCCTGTGATTGATACTGCCGTGGTGGGTACTACAGCACAGTTTGCCGAGAGAGACCTGTTCCCCGACCAAACCGCACTGGATGCTGCCATCGAAGGCATAGCACCCGAGCAGCTGGACGCGCAAGCCCGCGCCTCGCTCAAGCCGGTGCTTGAACTAATCGCGGCCTCTGCCGACTATGCCGAGGTATTCAATGCACTGGCCGAGACCTTCCCGGCGATGGATACCGCGCAACTCGAACAGGCGCTGGCACGGGCGATGTTCGTGGCAGATGTTTGGGGTCGCTTGAGCGTGGAAAACAATGCCTGATCCTGTCAATCTGTCAGCCGTCTTTGGCCTGCCACCCGAGCAAGCCATCGAATATTTCAAGGCCAAGGGCTATGCCATCACCTGGGATTGGCGCGAGCTGTGGCAAGAGGCACACGCCAATGCCTTCACAGTGGCCAAGGTGATGAATACCGACATCCTCAACGATATTCGCGGTGCGCTGGATGACGCGTTAAACAATGGCACCACCCTGCGTGATTTCCAGAAAAGTTTAACGCCTGTCCTGCAAGCCAAAGGTTGGTGGGGTAAGACCGAACACGTCAATACGCTGACTGGTGAAATCAGCACCGTACAGCTGGGCAGCCCGCGCCGTCTCAAGACCATCTACCAGACCAACCTGCAAACCGCCTACATGGCCGGGCGCTATAAACGCATGATGGAAAATGTCGGCACGCATCCCTACTGGCAGTACGTCGCAGTGATGGATGGACGCACCCGCCCGACGCACCGCGCGATGAATGGCCGGGTGTTTCGCTATGATGACCCTGCGTGGGGCGCACTCTATCCGCCCAACGGATTTAACTGCCGCTGCCGTGTGAGTGCGATCAGCGAATTCGAGGCGCAGCGCGATGGTATCCACGCTGAATCGTCTGATGAGCGACTGATAGATCACAATATCACCCTGAAGGATGGCAGCACGGTGCCGGGTAAGGCGTTGCGCATCAAGGTGGATGGGCAAGATAAGTTGTTCGCGCCGGATGCGGGGTGGAGTTATAACCCGGGTCGTGCCGCATTCGGCACCGATATCGAGGTGATGCGCAAGATCAGTGCGGTGAAAGATCGTGCTGTCCGCGTGCAGGCCGTGCAGGCAATCAATAATTCAGAATTACGTCACCAGGTGTTTGCCAGCTGGGTCAGCACGGCATTGACCAAACGCGCACCAGGTCATGAAGCGCAGGTGGTAGGTTTTGTATCTGAGGAAATTGCCGACTTTGCGAAGGGTCATAATGGCGGCGTGGATGCGGCGCGTGTACTGGCGCTTCCGGAGAAAAGATTATTGCATGCAGATAGCTTCAAACATAAGGGCGGGAATATTGCGCTCACACCAACTGAGTATCAGTCGCTTCCTGCCATCGTCGCCAAGCCGAATGCTGTTTATTGGGACACAAAAGAGCGAGATATTGTTTACACCTATCCTGCGGAGGATGGCCGGGTTATTTATGTTCCCGCCAGGCTTGATTTCAGCGTAAAGAAACTCGGAAAAATGGATGTTCTGGTGAATGCCTACAAGGTAGAAGCGAAGCGCTTTAATTCAGATCGCTACATCAAGATGGGCGCTCCATGATGGGTGACCGGCTGTTCACCATCACCTGCTGGGCAGGTACTCTTCCGCTGGCTCGCCGTCTAATTTCCAGCTTTCATCATGGGCGTGCAAGCATTATAGGGGGTTGCGGTGTTTGAAATCAAGATAGACGATAAAGCGGTGATGTCCATGCTTGACCGGATGGCCGCTACCGCGCACAACATGTCGCCGGTGATGAGCATGATCGCGCAGGAGCTGGAGCGGCAGACTGAGAAGAATTTTGCCGCACAGGGTCGTCCGAAGTGGCTAGGGTTAAAGCCCTCTACGATTGCGATGCGTACCAAGCGCGGCACATGGCCTGGCATGATGTTGCAAGTCAGCGCCGGTGGGTTGGCATCCTCTATCGGCTCCAGTCATGATGCGATGAGCGCTACGGTCGGCAGTAATAAAAAATATGCGGCTATGCAGCAGCTAGGTGGGGTAACCAGTCCGCGCAGCATGATTCCCAATAAAGTTATCGCCGCCCGTCCCTTCCTGCCGATCGATGCGCAGGGCAACCTGCAAGCCGAGGCGTCGGAAAACATCCTCGGCCTGGTCGGCGACTACCTGCGTCGTGTCGCTGGATAACAAGATCGCAAGGGTCTTAGCCTAAAAACATAGTCGCGCTACGCGCTCGTTGTTTTGAGCGAAACCCGCTCAGAGCCGTTTTAAGCGGCCTAGCGCATTCCAGTGCGGCGATGGTATGAAAAATAATCACGGATGATTTTTAACGGTGGGTTAACGGCCTTGTTAGGCGGTTTCTAATGTATTCACGGAGTACAATCTCACCATTGAGTTAAAAACTTGCTGAACTTCTGGCGATAGGGAATAAAAATGACTAATCCACAGCCCTCATTCATTATCGATTGCCCTTACTGCAAAGTAAAAGTGGCTGCAGCTGAAACGGGGCGAGCAGAACAAGCCGACTATGAAGATGCCGGCGAGCTTCCTGAAGTGCTTAGGGTATTGGTCGGAAACTGTCCAGTCTGCAAAGCCATTCTTGTCGGATCGACTGAGCAGATTGGTTTCGAGGGAGTAACTGCTTACGAAGATCAGTGGGGCGATGTTATACGGGTCTATCCCCTGCCAGCTAAAACATTCTATAGCGCGAGAATACCCAAGGTCGTTAGAGACTCATTAAGCGAAGCCGAGCGATCATTACAAGCAGGGGCAAATATTGCGGCTTGCGTTATGCTAGGCCGAGCGTTGGAAGCACTTTGTCGGGATGTGATTAATGTCGCCACGCCTCCAGATTTCATGAAAGCACCCAAGAAGATCATGCTTGGGGCGGGTATCAAAAAACTGAAAGACATGCAGGTCATCGATCAGCGACTTTACGACTGGAGTCAGCAGCTGAAAGCATTCCGAGATCTGGCAGCGCATCCTGAAGACATCAGTATCTCGCGCGAGGATGCTCGCGATCTTCAGATATTTGTACATGCGATTATTGAATATATCTATGACCTCGCTGATCGTTATGATGAGTTCAAGGTGCGGCTTGAAAAACAGGCGGCCAAAAAACCAACCACTACATAATTCACATTTCCTATATTTATAAATTTTATGGTAGCCTAAAAAAGTTCCAGATAGCTGCATCCTCACCTGCCGCAAGGGCAGTCCCACGCAAAAACGGAACTGAAGTTCCTGTTACTGAGTGACGGAACCTGTTCCGCCTTAACGCCCCTTCCCCCGGTTGCCACAATGGCAACCATGAAAACGCCTAAACCAATCCAGATTTTCAAGCCCGGCAAGCATGTCGCAATGAGCGGCGATGCGTTGTCGTTTTCTGAAACCGATCTTGCTGCGACCGCTGCAGCCTATGATCCAGCCAAACATGAGGCCCCGCTAGTCTGCGGCCATCCTCGGCACGATGCGCCTGCTTATGGCTGGGTCGGCGGCCTGAGTTTTGCTGAAGGCGCACTGGAGGCTGATACCAATCAGGTCGATGTCGCCTTTGCCGAGATGGTAGCGGGTGGCGCGTTCAAGAAGATCAGCGCCTCGTTCTACTCTCCCGATTCCCCCAGCAACCCTGTGCCGGGTGTGTATTACCTGCGTCATGTGGGTTTTCTGGGTGCGCAGCCACCTGCCGTAAAAGGCTTGCGTAATCCTGAGTTCGGAGATGCCGAACAAGGCATCGTCGAGTTTGCTGACTATGACGATGTAGATAACGCCAGTCTGTGGCGCAATCTGCGCGAATGGATCATCGGCAAGTTCGGCCAGGATGAAGCCAACAAAGTACTGCCCGGCTATACCGTGCAAAGCCTGGAACTAGGCGCGCAGGATGAGTTGCGTGAGTCTCGTAGTGAAAATCAAGTTTCTCCGGCATTCGCCGATCCAAAAACCCCACCTGAAGGAGACGAAATGTCCGCTGAAGATAAAGCCCGCTTTGCCGAGCTGGAAGCTGAAAACATCCGATTGAAGGCTGAGCAGGTCGCATTTGCTGAAGCCGAAACCACCCGCGCTGCTGCTGCGCGCCATGCCGAGCATGTCGCGTTTGCCGAGGTTCAGGTACAGGCAGGCAAGCTGCTGCCATCTGGGAAAGCGCTCGTCGTTGCTACGCTGGATCAAATGGCGTCCCCCGCTCAGGTGGTGGAGTTTGGTGAGGGCGAGGCCAAGCAATCGCTGGTAGATGCGTTTAAGGCGTTCGTCACCGCGATGCCTAAACAAGTCGAATTTGCCGAGGTTTCCGGTGCTGAGGCTTCTGCCGCTGGTGTCGTGAACTTCGCCGCACCGAACGGTATGAGCGTAGATGCCGACCGTCTGGCACTGCATCAAAAGGCACTGGCTCACCAATCTGCAAACAAAACTACTTACGAAGCCGCGCTGGCTGCAGTAAGCGTTTAACCATCCACTGAACTCAGGAGATATAACCATGAAGCAATCTACCCCTTTACTCGCCCTGACGATGGTTGCCAGCGGCGTGATCGTCAGCAATCGTTTCGTCACACCTGCCGGTGCAGTAGCTGGCGCTGGCGTGAATGCGCAAGGCGTTGCCGATAGTGCAGCTGCCATCGGTGCACGTTTTACAGCAACGGTGCTCGGTACCGAGATCGTTGAGGCTGGCGCTGCCATCGCTGCCGGTGCACTGATCGAGACGGATGCAACCGGACGCGCCATCACCAAGGCTGCCGGTGTCTCCGTTGCGCGCCTCGCCCCAGGCGAAGTAGCGACGGCTGCCGGGCAGTTCGTCGAAGTCATCCTGCTGCCAAACTAACAGCGCCTCTCAAAATTATTTAGCTGCTTAACTAGCAGCGCACCATTTACTTTGGAACTTTACCTTTACAGGAGCTACAACATGAAAACCAAACTCTTCAAACTCTTTGCTGTACTGGCCGGTGTGCTGGCATATACGGCACTGGCGCATGCCGGTATCGTTGACCCGTCATGGATCGACCCGAATGCGGCACTTGCCTTCGGCGTGATCGGCAACATGACCAATGCGCAAGCGCGTGTCATCGACCCTATCCTGACTACGGTCGCTAAGGGCTACAAGAACGGCCGCATGGTGGCAGACTATCTGTTTCCTCTCGTGCCAGTCGATCAGCGTGGCGGTCAGATTCTGGAATTCGGCAAGGAAGATTTTGAGCTGTACAACACGGCACGTGCGCCAGGTGCGGATACCAAAGAAGTGCAGTTCGGCCATCTGGGTCTACCGTTCGCGCTCAAACAGAATCGCCTGATCGGCAAAGTACCGTTCGAGCATCTGCAGGAAGCCAACCAGGTGCCCGGCATCAATCTCGGTACCAACGCTGTGCGCAAGACGCAGAACATCATCTTGCTGTCAGCAGAATTTGAGGCAGCGGGTATCGCCCGTAATGCCGCCAACTACGCCGCAGCCAATAAAACCGCACTGGCAGGTACTTCACGCTGGGACGATTACGCATCTGGCATATCTGACCCAAGCGCAGATATCGATGCAGGTATCGAAGCGATTCGTGCGCAGATCGGTGTGCGCGCCAATACCGTTGTGTTGTCTCCTAAGGCATTCAAGGCAGCGAAGCGCCATCCGAAGATCATCGACCGCATCAAGTACACCGGCCGTGACAGCGTGACGCTGGAGATGCTGGCTCAGCTGTTCGATGTCGAGCGCGTGGTCAGTGGCGATGCGATATACAACGCAGCCGGCACGATGACTGACGTGTGGGGCAAGGACGTGATTGTGGCTTACACCGAGATCGCTACAGCAGATGACGGTGGTGTACCAAGCTTTGGCTATACCTATCAGTTGCGCGGTCATCCGATGGTCGAGATGGCGTTCCAGGATCGCGGTAAGAACAGCTGGATGTATCCGGTGACAGATGAGCGTGCGCCTATCATCTCGGCGGCCGCCGGCGGTTACCTGATCCAGACCGCTGTCAACTAAAACGTAACCTGATGATGCCCCGCTGCGGCGGGGCATCTGACCAACAGATGAGGTGATGATGAATACTTATACAGTCGAAAGCCCGATCAAGCATGACGGCAAGGAATATGCAGAAGGCGACACAATCGAGCTGAACGAAAAAGATGCGAAAGATTTGCTGGAGATCGGCGCGGTGAGCGGTCCAGTTGAGGGCGCACATAAAACCCTGACGCTGACGGATGAAGAACGTCTGGCTGCTATCGTTGAGGCGATCAGTACGCTGGATCAAGCCGATACGACATTGTGGCTGGCTAGCGGTGCACCAAAGGCAGAAGCGATTGCGGCTATCACTGGCTGGAAAGTCTCGGCTGCCGAGCGTGATGCAGTCTGGATGCAAGGTAAATAATGTCCTACGCCACTCAATCCGATTTGATCAACCAGTTCGGCGAAGCCGAGGTGGTCGCCATTTCCGATCGCTATCTTACTGGCGTGGCGGATACGATCGTGGTTGAGGGTGGGTTACAGCGTGCCAGCGACATGATTGATAGCTATCTGGCGGCACGTTATACGCTGCCACTGCCGATCGTGCCGCAGATGCTGGTAGATGTTTGCTGTGACATCGCACGTTACAAGCTGCTCGGTGCAGATGCGACTGAGACTGATGCCGCCCGTAATCGTTACAAGGATGCGCTCAGGACCTTGGAGCAGGTGCGCGACGGCAAGCTGGATATTGGGCTGTCAGTGGCAGGACAGGCCGCACCACAGAGCGCATCGATCCAGGTAGCGAGCAATGCACGTGTGTTCGATGCGAATAGCCTGAGCGGATATTGACATGATTTCCACTATCGAAGACGCCATCATTGCCCGTATTCAGGCCGCCAACGTCGCCACACCGGGCTTGGGTTACAGGTTGGCAGAAGTCGCCAGTTACGGTGGTGAGCTGGATGATGAGCTGGGCAAGGTGGTGCGCAAGTTTCCCGCTGTCTGGGTGACGTTCGGCGGCACGGGCAAGCCCAAGCCGGTCGGTACATCGCGCAGCAAGTGGCTGACGCCTGCCACTTTTGTGGTGATGGTCGGTGCGCGTAATGTGCGCGGCGAGCGTTCGACGCGGCATGGCCTGACGGTAGGCGGCGTGGTCAAAGAGGTGGGCGCATATCAGATGCTGGAGGATATCGGTCTGCTGTTGATCAATAACGATCTGGGGTTGGCGGGCGTAGGACACTTTAAGCCGGGAGCGACACGTACTTTATATAACACCAAACTCAACAATCAGGCGGTAGCCGTATTCGCCCGGGAGTGGCACACCGAGTTTGTCGAGACCGAACCGCGTGTGCCGATCGACCCGACCGATCCGATGTGGCTCAAGCTGGGTATCAATTACTACCTGAAGCCGGGCGACGATGTCGCAGATGCTGCAGATTTGACAACTTTACGATAAGGATCCGCCATGAACCTCATAGCCGCAATAGGATTAAAAGTGCCGATGGAAGGCAAGCCGCACGATTACATCACCGATGCAAAGGCGGTGGTCGTACCTGATAGCGCTTATTACCAGCGACGCATCACCGATGGCGATCTGATCGAGGTCAAAGCAACCGTTAAAACTACCACCAAGGGAGCCGCATAATGCCTAGCGCAAATATCGCTTTTGACAACATTCCGGCCAGTATCCGCAAGCCGGGCAAGTATTTTGAATTCAACACCAAGCTGGCCGTGCGCACCTTGCCAGGCAATCTGCAGAAGACTCTGATCGTCGGTCAGCGTCTGGCAGCGGGTACGGTGCTGGCCAATGTTGCTGTGGATGTATTCTCAGATGCCGATGCCGCGACGTTCTTCGGGCGTGGCTCAGTAGCTCACCTGATGGCGCGTTCGGCGTTGCAGGCCAACAACTATCTGGCACTGACCATGATCGCGCTGGATGACGCTGCTGCCTCCGTAGCCGCAACGGGTACGGTGACAATAAGCGGCAATGCCTCTGCCGGTGGCGTAGTTACGCTAAACGTAGGCGATCAGTCGATCGTCGTGGCCGTCACGGCAGCCGATACGCCGACCATCATCGCCGCCGCGCTGGTAGCGCAGATCGCCAAGCAGCCTGATCTGCCGGTGACCGCTGTTGCTGTAGCGGGTGTGATTACGCTGACCGCCAAGAACAAGGGCACGCTGGGCAATGGCCTTAAGGTTAGCGCCGTCGCTGCGGCTGCGGGTGTGACGGTTGTGGTGGTGGCGATGGCTGCCGGTGCTACAGATCCTGATATCGCTACTGTGCTGGCCACGGTGTTCGCCGCAGGCCACAACATCATCATCAGTGCCTGGAACGATCAGACCAGTCTGACTGCTTTGCGTACCCATCTGGATGCGGTCTCCGGTCCACTAGAGCAGCGCGGTGCGGTGGGTATCTTTGCGCATATCGGCACGCTGGCCGCGAGCACCACGCTGGCTGCCAATATCAACAGCGGACGCATCAGTGGTTTGTTGGTACCGAACGGCTTTGAGGCTAGCTTTGAAGTGGCGGCGGCTTATGGTGCGGTAGTGGCCAGTGAAGAGGATCCGGCGCGGCCGCTCAATACCTTGCCGCTGATCGGCATTTTGGCGAACCCGCTGGCGAACCGTCTGGGGCGTGTCGAGCAGGAGAACGCGCTGTACAACGGCATTACCCCATCTGAGGTAGGCCCGGGCGAGAAGGTGCAGATCGTGCGCGCCATCACCACTTATATGCTTGATGCGCAGGGTGTGCCGGACATCTCGATGCTGGACCTGACGACCATCCGCACCCTGGACTATGTGCGTAAAGCCTGCCGCGAGCGTATCGCGCTGCGCTTCCCGCGTGAAAAGCTCTCGGCGCGTACACCCGACAAGGTGCGTTCCGAGCTGCTGGACGTGCTGTACAAGCTGGAGGAGCTGGAGATCGTGCAGAACGTGGATCTGTGGAAGGGTCAGCTGATCGTTGAACGTGACCTGCAAGACCCGAACCGTCTGGATGCGAAGATCCCGACCAATGTGGTCAATGGCCTGCATGTGTTTGCCGGTCGCATCGATCTGTATCTGTAAAACCCGTTATAACTACTGCCGCAAGGGCAGTCCCACGCAACGACGCAGCCAAGGCTGCTGTTACTGAATGAAGGAGTTTTAACATGGCACTTGAATATGATGGCGAGATAGTTGTTGAGATCAACGGGCAGGAGGTTGATGTTGTGTCATTCGATGACACCGTTACAACCGGCCGCAAACCCGTTAAAACCATGAACCGTACCGGCCGCCCGAAAGGCAGCGTGAGCGGTGCGGAATCTGTCGAGATGAAGATCACCGCTCCATCTCCATCTCTGGGTGAATTCGACTGGCGTACTATGAAAGACGCACTGATCGTGATCTACCCGGTCGGCAATCCATCGAAGCGCACCAGTTTTAATGATTCCAACGTGATTAGCGTCGGATCGCGTTACCAGTTAGAAGGTGAAATGGTGCGTGACATCAGCCTGTATTGCCTGCGGAAAGTCTAAGCGATGAGTGAACTTATCGTTAAAAGCACACTGCCGATCGGTATCACGGTAGAGGGTGAGACATTCAAGTCATTCTCTATTCGCCCGGCTAGGCTGCGCGACTCATGTGCAGCAGTCGAAACGGTTGGCGGTGATGCAGATTCCAATACCTTGCGCTATGCCGTGATGGCACAACGGGTCAGCTTTGAGGGTTTGCCACAGGAAAAGGTCACCGTCGAGCTACTGATGGATCTATATGACCGCAATGCCGTCGCACTTGAAATGGCATCGGATGAAGTTGAAAAAAAGCTCGACGCGCTGAGCAGCAGCTAAACAGCGTTCGCCTAGCGCAGGCGCTGCTCGCCCGCGCCGGATTTCACCCACACCAAGTGCTGGATATGTCTGAGGCGGAAATCGAGTCTCACCTGTCCGTCATTAATCGGCTTTCCGGTAACTTGAAAGGTAACACTAACACCAACCGTTTCAAGGGCCATCGAAAGGCTAAGTCATGAGTGGCAAGAATCTCGAACTCTCCCTGATTATGCGCTTGCGCGACCTCGCTTCTGGTGAGTTCACGCGTGCGCAGCGCGACATCCAGTCAGGCATTGCCAAGACGCAAAAGGCGAATGACGGACTGACCCGCAGCGTTGCTCAATATAAAAAGACCCGCGCCGGTGCAGCAGTGTTGGGGATGCGGTCGGAGCGCGAAATACAACGCGAAATACAGCGTACCGAGGCTGCCTATAACCGACTGTCCAGATCCGGAACGATGTCGATGCGTGAACAGGCGCGTGCTGCTGATGCTACGCGCCGCCGTGTGCATGAACTGAATAACGAAATGGGAAAGTTCACGCTTGGCCAGAAGGCTATGCGCGGATTGCAAAACGGTGCGGCTGTCGCAGGTGGCCTCACGGCAGGCGCTTATGTGCTGGGCAAACCTATTGGCCAGACAATGGATTACGGCATGCGCCTGGCGCAGATGTCCAATACCGCTTTCACCGACCGCAACACCACCGGACGCATCGCAGGTAAGCGTGAGCTGAATTCGGCGATCGTCAATGCGGTGCGCATCGGCGGCGGCACGCGGGAGAGTGCGGCTGACACGCTGGATGGTCTGATCGCCTCGGGTGCAATGTCGGGCAAAGATGCGATGGGCATGCTACCGACGCTGACCAAAGCGGCAACGGCCTCCGGTGCAGACTCCTCAGAACTGGCTCAGATCGGCATACGCGGTATGCAATCAATGGGTATTAAGCCCGGCGAAATGGGTAAGATCATCGATATGGCGATCACTGCCGGGCAGGCGGGTGGCTTCGAGCTGAAGGATATGGCCAAGTGGTTGCCTGCTCAAATGGCGGCAGCTAAGACCTCTGGCATCTCTGGTATATCGGGTGTAGCCAAACTGCTGGCGGCCAATCAGGCAGCTAAAATTACTGCTGGATCAAGTGATGAAGCAGGTAATAATCTGGTCAATCTGCTGACCAAAATCAATAGTCGTGATACGGCCAAAGATGCAAAGAGTCTGGGCATCGATTTGTCCGGCACGCTGGCTGCTGCGCGTGGCAAAGGGGTGGATTCACTGGACGCATTCGTCGGCGTCGTAGATAGCGTGGTGGCCAAGAACAGTGAATTTCAGGCGCTCCAGGCTAAGCTGAAAACAGCCAGTGGTGCTGATCGCCAAGCGACGCTATCCTCGCAGGCCGATATTTTGCAAGGTTCAGCCATCGGGCAGATCGTACAAGATAGACAGGCACTGATGGCGCTGGTCGGTATCATGGGTAACCGTGATTACATGACCGCTGTACAGCAAAAGACCCTCAACGGTGCGGGTGCAACAGATAGCAACTTTGCAATGATCTCCAGAGAGGCTGGTTTTAAAACCCAGCAGGCGATGAATGAAAAAACCTTCGCTACACAGACTGCATTTGAGAACCTGACCCCGCTGCTAGGGTCGTTGGCCAGCGGATTCAGCGATCTTGCGCGCGAGTATCCGAATCTGACTGCGGCCACGATTGCCGCGACGACCGCCCTGACGGCGCTTGCCGTTACTGCGCTCGGCATGGCAGGCTTGTCCGCCCTGATGGGTGGTGAAAAAGGCGCTGCGGGCGGTGTGTTGGGTGGTGCCATGAAGAAAGGAGCGGGCGGGCTTGGGCGTGGCGCGATGGCAGCCAGTGGTGCGCTGTTCAGTACCGCCGGGATGGGGATTTCCGCTGCCGGGGCTGCTGGTTATGGCGTGGGATCGCTGCTCAGCAAATACGTACTGGAAGGCACGGCGGCCAATGATAAGCTTGGCGAAGGAATTGCCAGAATGATGGATCTTTTTGGAAGCCAAGAAGCGCAACAGGCGCTTGAAATCAATCTGCATCTGGATGGTGAAAAGATCACCCAGGTTGTCACCGGCAAGATTGATCGGACTGCACGCCGTAGTTAGCAGCTACGGAACATCTTCCTAGCGGAAGCGCTTTCCCCTTGCGCGTAAGCTGCGCGCATGGCCTGGAACGATACCCTACTTGATGCGACCTTTCGCGGTGTGACGTTTGATTGCGTCAGCACTAGCGATGCGGTTCAGCACGCACTGGTCGAACACGATTACCCTTATGTCGCCGGTGCCGATGTCGAGGATATGGGCACACAGGCGCGGCATGTGTCTATTCGCGCCGTGTTCTACGGCATCGATTATGAAAGCCGATTGCAAACCTTTATCGCCGCACTGGACGGTGTAAAGATTGATGCGATACCGGATGAGACCTCGCCCCTCGGCGGCTGGTTGCAGCATCCTGTTTTCGGGATGATGTTCTGCCAGGTGGCGACCTATCGCATCGCACATGATGCTGAGGCCGTTGACGAGGCTCAGGTCGAGATCGAGTTTGTTGAATCCACCCCTGCTGCCCCTTTCTTTATTCGCGAGCTGGCTGTGCAAAAGGCTGAGGCTATTGCTCAGCACGGCACGGCTGCCACAGCGGCCGCCACCGAAAACATGGGGGCTGTGGTGGATCGGATGCGCAATCCATTGGCTGCACTGGATGCCTTGCGCACCGCACTGACCGGGCCGTTGCTGGCGATCAGTAAGCAGGCGGGTGTGGTGCTCTCTGGTCTGGATGTGCTGGCTTACCCTCGCGCCTGGGGAAATGATATTTCCGCACTGGTTGGCGGCATCCTCGATGTGCGACAGTTTGGTGATCAGCTGGTGGCCGACTGGGCGAGCATTCAAAGCGATCTGAACGCCTTTTCTATCTTCAGCACTCCCTCTTCAGTTGTGCCTGCCCCTATTTCCTACAGCAACACACCGAGCGAGGCGCAAGGCATCGCCGCTGCGGCCGCGACGATGCAGGTCAATACCGCATCAGGGTTGGCCGATGCAGCTGGCGTGTTGTTGGCGGTCGAGGCAGCCACGCCCACCCTCTCACCAGTGCAGATCGAAGCGATCGCCAATACGGCACGCACTGCGATCGAGGCTGCCATCGTGCAGGTACGGGCGATCTATGGCGTTGAGCAGGGGCGCACGATAACAGAACCGCTGAAAGACCAAGGGTTGGCGGTTCAGGAGGCGGCGCGGGCGATCATTGTCACGCGTCCGCCACTTATACAGCGCACAGCAGAGGCAGATGGCAATTTCCGCCTGCTGGCGCATCTGTGGTACGGCGATCACACGCGGGCGACTGAGCTGTATCGTCTGAATGGCGCACGCAGCCCGTTCGTGCGTCAAGGAGAGGTGGTGAGTGGCTATGCCAGGTAATTCAATGAATATAGTGGCAATGTGTATTGGTTACATCATTATGTGTTTGGCTGCGGGCGGCGCTATAGCTGCGACCGCAATTTGGGTTTCTCTTTTGAGTAATCGGGCGCAGCATGCTTTATTGAATTCGTTTGGCGGGTGGAAGGTTTTTATGGAGTACCGCACCTGGCTCAATGAACGCAAGAGTGACAGTTCTGCTAGAGATGCAGAGTAATATGCTAAATAAAATCAAGGCACATCCTGTTCTGAATCTGACATTAAGACTGGCGTCTATCATCCTGATCGGTGCGCTGGTTATGGTTGGAATGAAGGCTGTTGAGTGGCTTATCCCGAATCAACCCGTCATCATTAAAGTCATTGACCATGCCTGCGATTGATAATGTCGAACTGTTGATCGGCGGAAAAGCGCACGGCGACTGGTCCAGCTATGAAGTCGATTCTGATCTGCTCACCCCCGCCGACGCATGGCATGTCACGCTCGGGATGTCTGGCGGGCAGATGCCGCACGACGTGGTTGCCGGTGCGCCGGTGGTAGTCAAGGTCGGCGGCGATACGGTGATGACCGGGCGCATCGATGAGGTCAGCCATCAGGTTAGTAAAGCGTCGCATACCCTGACGCTGTCAGGTCGCGATGGTGCTGCCGTGCTGCTGGACTGTTCCGCGCCGATCTTTACCGCGCGCATGGCCAGCCTGGATGAGATCATCGCCAAGGTGGTTCGCCCGATGGGCATCACTAAAATCCGCATCGATGCTGAAGCGACCAGTACGCGCGAAAAAATCAACATCGAGCCTGGCGACAGCGCATGGGATGTGCTTTCGCATGCTGCCGAAGCCAATGGCCTGTGGCCGTGGTTCGAGCCTGACGGCACGCTGGTGGTCGGAGGGCCTGACTACAGCCTGCCTGTGGTGGCCACGCTGGTGCTACGCCGGGATGGCCAAGGCAACAACGTAATCAGCCTGGACAAGACTGATTCGGTTGCCGAGCGTTATTCGCAGGTGACGGTGCTTGGCCAGGCACACGGTACGGAAACTGAGCCGGGAAAACACGCGCTGCGCGCCTCTGAAAAAGATATCGGCATCAGCTGGTATCGTCCGAAGATTGTCAGCGACCACGAAGCTGATAATACCGACATCTGCCGCAAGCGCGCACGCAAGCTGATCTCGGATAGTCGTCTGAAGGGGCTGACGCTGACGGCTACGGTTCAGGGCCATCGCATCGGTAGCACCGATGGCGTAGGAGTTGGCCTGTTGTGGACCCCCGGCCAGCGCATCTATGTCGTTTCAGAACCGCACGGAGTAGCTGATATTTATTTCCTGATGGCGCGTAAGTTCACCCGCTCACGTAGCGACGGCACGCGTACCACGCTGACGCTCAAGGAAGATGGCGTCTGGGCGCTGGATGCGCATCCGCACAAACGTAAGCACCGGCGCGGTAAAAACAGTGCGCCTGCGCAAATCCAAGTTTTTCCAAGCGCAACATGATCAAGACGATAGATGCCCGTATTCGCCGCGCCTTAAGCGGCATCCGCCTCACCTTTAGGGGGGTGCTGACACTGGTGAAATCTGCCAGCGCGGTGCAGTTGGTACAGCTGGATGGTATGAGTGGCGAGCAGTTGCAGGATGCCGAGTTATTTCAGCAGTTTGGTTTTACCAGCAACCCGCCTGCCGGCACGATGGCGATCATCTTGCCGGTCGGTGGTCAGACTGCACACGGCATCGTCATCGCTACCGAGCACGGCACGCTACGCCTCAAGGGGTTGGCCAGTGGCGAGGCGGCGATCTATAACCAATGGGGTGATCACGTTATCCTGTCGAAAGATCGGCGCATGAAGGTGGTATCGGCGCTGGCTGTGGATATCACCACGCCGACTGTTAACATGAGCGGCGATCTTAACGTGGCGGGCAGCATTGTTGCTCAGGCTGATATTAGCGACCACGGCAACAAGAGCATGGCCGGGATGCGCACCACCTACAACGGCCATACGCAAAACGACCCTCAAGGCGGCAGCGTCAGCCCGCCGACTCAGCAGATGTAATCCATCAAAACCCGCAATGTTTGAATGGCGGAACCTGTTCCGTCTTAACTGACCATCCGCGCGCGCGTAACCTCGCGGCATGGATACCTTGATAGACCCGACAAGTAAAGACTATGTGCTGTTGCAAGGCGCTGCCGAGCGTGATCCGGCAGGCGGCCTGGCCAATGCGTGCTACCTGCGTCTGTCTATTCCGCTGGGTAGTTACTGGGCGGAAAAAACCATCGGCAGTCGCCTTTATGAGTTGAAGCGCGAGAAGGATGTCGCGCGGGTCGCTATCCTCGCCAAACAATATGCTGAAGCTGCGCTGGCGCCCTGTGTCGCTGATGGTCGCGCTACCAGTATCACCGTATCCACCGAGCGTGCTGCAGGCCGTCTTAATCTGTTGATCAAGGCGCTGGCGGCGAATGGCCAGACGTTAACTTTTCAACACCCTGTCGGAGTGATTTAACGTGCCTTTTACCACACCAGATTACCGCCAGATTCGCACCAATATTTTGCGCGACATCGCTAACCAGCGGCCTGATGCCTGTGTGGGCGATGATTCAGATTTTGCCATGCGCGCAAACGCCACCGCCTCAGCCGTCGAAGGCTTGTATCAGCATCAGCAATGGGTCGTCCGTCAGCTCTTTCCGGATACGGCGGATAGCGATTACCTCGAACGCCATGCCAGCCTGCGAAACATCGCTCGTAAATCGGCTGCTGTGGCCACGGGCACGATTCGGTTTTCCGGCGTGGCCAGTAGTGCGATCGCAATCGGAACTGAAGCTAAGACGACCAGCGGTGTGGCGTATCTCACCAGTGCGGCGGGTGTGATCGGTGTGGGCGGCACGGTAGATATTGCCGCCCAGGCATCGGTGGCTGGATTGATAGGAAATCAGGCTGCGGATACTGCATTAACGCTGAGTGCTGCACCGGCGGGCGTGCAGTCTGCGGCGAGTATTGTGACGATGACGGGCGGCGCAGATGCGGAGAGCGATTCTGATCTGCTGGCGCGCGTGCTGTACGACATGCGCCTGCCACCGATGGGCGGCGCAAAACATGATTATTACGCATGGGCGATGGCTGTGCCGGGCGTGACGGATGCCTATGTATTTGCGCAGCGCCGTGCGCTAAATGCGGTGGATGTGGTGATCGAGGCTGCGGGCGGCTTACCTTCAGCGCAGTTGCTCGCGGATGTCACTACTTATATTGATGCGCAGCGTCCGCCCTGTGTAGATCTGTTGGTGATGTCGCCCAGTTTAATCGCCGTGAATGTTGTGGCAGTTTTAACGCTCTCCGGCATCACGCTGGTTGATGCTACGACACGTATCAACAGCCTGTTGCAATCGTATTTCGCTACATTGCATGTCGGCAATCCGGTTCACGCTGCTCGACTTGTGAGCTTAATGATGAGTATCGGCGGCGTGGCGGATGTGGCGCTGACCACGCCTGCGGCCAACGTGGTGATACTGGCCGATGCAACGCATAGCGAGCTGGCCGTGCTCGGAACGGTGACACTGACATGAGCGCAATGATCTCAGCCGATCTGCTCAAGCGGCTGTTGCCGCCAGGCGCCTACGACCCTAATGCACTCATAGTGTCTGTCGAATTGTCGGCGGATGGAGCGGCGCTGGATGCCGCTCAATCAACTGCTGATCAGATTCTTGTCGAGTCGGATCCTCGCACGACGATGCAGATGCTTTCCGACTGGGAGCGTGTCTCAATGCTAGCGGATAGCTGTAGCGCCAACCTTGTATTAAGCATCGAGCAAAGACAAGCGGCTTTGACTGCAAAACTCACCATGAAAAACGGACAAAGTCGCGCTTATTTCATTGCGATGGCAGAGAAGCTCGGATTCCCTGGTGCAACCATCACCGAATTCCACCCGATGACTTGTAATGACACTTGCAACGATGCGTTATCGAGCGAGGATGACCGATTTGTCTGGCAAATCAATCTCCCCAGTTCGGGTGGTGTCTTCACCGCCAATTGCAATAGTGACTGCACTTCGTCTCTGGCATCGTGGGGCAATGCACAGGTTGAATGTGCTATCCGTAAATTTTGCCCGGCCAATACCACACCCGTATTCGCATACGTTTAACAGGAGATAACAATATGCATCGAATAAATACGCCCAATAAAGCACCAGATCTGTTCGGCGCCGGGAAGCACGGCTGGCGCGATGGAGATAAGGCCGCCGGTGTTAATTCGACAGAGTTTAATGCGGCCTTCCAAAACACAATCCAGGAGGAGTTGTCCAGTATTCCAGAGGCGGCCGGGTTGCCATTGGACCCTGGTAATAACAGCCAACTTTTGCAGGCATTGAATGTCCTGTTCGCACCTAAAAACATGGATTTTGGCAACCTGCCATGAAATCGATTGCTCAATTCAAGCGTGGCGATACGTTTAGCCTGGCTTGTACCTGGAAGGATGAGGGCGTGCCAACCTCTGTGGCGGGGCTGACGATTACATCGCAGCTTCGCACGAATGGCACGCTCACGCTGGTTGCGTCACTGACTGTAATAGTCGGTGATCAGGTTGTCACTCCGGGCGCCTTCGTGCTGGTTGCCGACAGTACCAGCTTGTGGCCCGTTGGCGCGTTGGTCTGCGATATAGAAGTTGCTCAGGATGAAGTCATCCGTTCGTCCGAATCGTTCCTGGTTCCGGTAACTGAAGGTGTAACCAGATGATCACGCCAGGCCCGAGCATTGAGATCGTATCACGACCTCAGTTTTCAGTTGATGTCGCTGCAATGCCGGCCCCCAGCGTGAGCATCAGCGCGCCCGCCCCGGTGTTAATTGAAGTGGCGATCGCGCCTATTGGGCCGCGCGGATTGCCTGGCGGAGCCGGAGCGCAAGGAATTCAGGGCCCTCCTGTGGATACAAGTTCGCTCACGTTCGATGGTGGTTATTTTTGATTAGGAGATTTGAATGCCAAACATAATACAAATAAAACGCAGCGCGACAACGGCCACACCGCCCGCGCTGGCCGTGGGTGAACTCGCATGGTCAGAGTCGTCGCAGAACCTGTTTATCGGAGAAACCGGCGCGGTAGTTAAGGCCATCGCCGGACCAGGCACCTTTGCCCGCAAAGCCGACTCCATCACAATGACAGGAGATGCAACGGGGACAGGCACGCTGGCCGCAGGGATTGCACTGACGCTTGCTGCGTCGGGCGTTACCGCAGGCACTTATGCAAAAGTTACGGTGGATGCCAAGGGGCGCGTGACAGTTGGCGGGTCGCTGGCCGCTTCCGACATTCCTGCGCTCGACTGGAGCAAGTTGACGACCGGAAAACCTGTCACGATGGCAGGTTACGGCATCACCGATTATCTGCAACTGGGCGCAACTGCCGGTGCCGCGTTGGCTGCATCAGGCTCTGCCGGTGTAGCAACCACAGCTGCAAGATCAGACCACGTCCATGCGTACCCGACGGCAGCGCAAGTGGGCGCAGTATCCACCAGTCAAGTTGGCGCAGCCAGCGGCGTGGCATCTCTGGGGGCTGACGGCAAAGTGCCGTCTGCGCAGCTGCCCGCAGCCACGGTGGGCGGGTTAAATTACCAGGGTGTATGGAACGCCAGCACCAATACGCCCACGATACCGCTCGCCGCATCCGGAAACAAAGGCTATTACTACAAGGTCAGCGTGGCAGGTGCCACCGTGGTGGATACCATCAGCGACTGGATGATCGGCGACTGGATTGTCAGCAACGGCGCTGTATGGGACAAAGTCGACAATACCGAGGCCGTGTCTAGCGTTAATGGATCAACCGGCGCGGTGACCATCAACACCATTACCGGCAATGCGGGCTCAGCAACCGTGCTGCAAACAGCACGCAGTATCGGTCATAGCGGAGATATAACCGGTTCCGCAACATTCGACGGCTCCGCGAATATCTCTATTATCATGACGCTGGCCAACACCGCCGTGGTGGCAGGGGCGTATGGATCAGGCACGGCAATACCGACGTTTACCGTGGATGCTAAAGGCCGGCTGACTGCTGCGGGTTCGGTTGCCGTCACGCCCGCCTGGGCGAACATCACCGGCAAACCCACGACATTGGCGGGCTACGGCATCACCGATGCCTTGTCGTCGAGTGCGGCTATTGACGGCGGGACGTTCTAGTCATGAACGTGATCCAGATGCGGCGCAGTGCCACAGCTGGCGTCGTGCCGACTGCCGCACAGTTGATATCAGGAGAACTGGCGTTAAACGTGGCTGATGGTCTGATGTTCTTTGAGCGTAGCGACGGTACGGTTGTGCAAGTTCCGTCCTATCCGACCGATTGGGCCAGTGTCGGCAGCAATCTCAACATCGATTTTGGGTCGCTGGGCAGTCCCAGCACCCCCGTCATTTCATTTAGTAGCCCTGCATCCGTAGGGCTGGATTTTGGAGGAACACTATGAGCATACAATTTAAACGAGGTACCACGGCACAGCACGCCGCCTACGTCGGCGCAATCGGCGAGGTGACGGTCGACACCGACAAGGATGCGCTGGTTGTCCATGACGGCGTAACGGCGGGCGGGTCGCCGCAGGCCACGTCGGCAGGAATCCAGGGGCAGGCCTACACGGCATTCGCATCGACCGGCGCGGCGCCAGCCTTCACGCTTACCCCCTTACCTGCGATTGACGCTTACACAACCGGCCAGCGATTCCACGTGGCGTTCAGTGCAGCGGGAACAACAGGTAGCAACACGCTCAATATCTCGGGGTTGGGTGTTAAAAACCTCAAACAGTACGATGCTGCCGGCACGAAAGTGGCGGGCGTTGTGGCTGCAGGCCAGCGCGTTGACGTGGAATACGACGGAGTCGATATGGTGATTCTCGATCCGCTTCCGCCAAGCGGCGGCGGCAAAATACAGGAGATCGCCGCCACCGCTGCTGCCAACAACCTGACTCTGGGGCTTGCCCCGACCTCTCTGGATTTCCGCAGCAGCGCGCTTAACAGCGGCACGGTAAATACCAGAACTGTCGGTTCGGCGCTTTCGCTGGTCGCGCCTTCCGGTGCCACTCTCGGCACGGTTGCCGCTATAGCCGCGCGCCTGGCGCTACTGGCCATCGACAACGCCGGCACCGTAGAACTGGCCGTGGTCAATCTTGCGGGCGGCAATAATCTCGACGAAACGACGTTGATATCAACAACCGCAATCAGCGCAGCGGCGGACGCGAATAACGTCATCTACTCGACGACCGCCAGGGCGAATGTCCCGTTCCGAGTTGTCGGATTTATTGACATAACGGAAGCCGCTGCGGGCACTTGGGCTACGGTGCCTAGCACGATCCAGGGGATGGGTGGTCAGGCGTTGGCAGCTCTTAGTTCGCTTGGATATGGTCAAACTTGGCAAATTGTATCCCGTGCAATAGGTACAACTTATTACAATACAACAGGAAAACCGATAACAGCAAAACCTTGGATGCATAATGCCGCAGCCTACAATGTCGGTTGCACCATTAATGGTCTGGCTATTTTAGGTGTGGGAGCAGGGGCTGGGACAACATCATCTGACACTTTCATCATCCCAGTCAGTGCAAGCTATATATTCACAGGCGGCACATCGATGACCGGCTGTTATGAGTTGAGATAAGGAAAAATCATGCCAAACTATAAAGACAGCAACAACCGAGTCCACTTTATTGACTCCGAATATTTCGAACATCTACTACCTGCGGGTTGTGTAGCCATTACAGAGGCTGAAGCGGAAGCAATCAATCTGGCAGCTGCTTTGCCACCATCAGTGGATGACATTCGCATCCAACGTGACGCACTTCTCACGGCTTGTGATTGGACGCAAGCACGCGACATACCTGATGCTATTGCAGCAACATGGCAGCCGTATCGTCAGGCATTGCGGGATATGACGAAACAGGCAGGCTTTCCTGACGTGATTGATTGGCCAGTCGCGCCATGACCGCATCCGTGGTCAAGTGGGCGTTACTTTCCGTCGCTGGGATTGTCATCACAATTCTGGCGATGATCCTAGCACCTGCGCTGGCTTTATTCCGGCAGGCGGACGACCGGCTACCTACATGGCTGAGCTGGTTTCAGCAGCCCGATACACCGTGCTGCGGTGATGAGGCGTTCCACACCAATCAAATGGCGTGGACTATGAGCAAATACCTGTGGACGGTGTTCTGGCAGTGGCGCAATCCAGCGTATGGTTTTGATGCTTCCGTGCTGGGCGCTCAAGTGCTGGATGGCTTCGTGTACTCATCACGCGGCGACGAGCTGGTGAGTAATACACCGCTACACAACGGGTGGGTGTTTCGCACGTTGGTGATTGGCAGCTCTACATACTGGCAGCTCTACTTCGTCCACGGCTGGACGGATGTTAAGTGTCTGCGCGTGAATCTGGGCTGGAAACTCTGGGGCGACCTGCAACCAGGACAAACCCGCTCGCTGGTGATAAGCGCAAATCCGTGGATTGCGTGCTCCATCCCCGGAAAACTTTAA